AAAATTTTAAATAATCAAAGAATTATTGATAAATATGATGAAAAAAGATGGTATGGGTGTTTTGGAGTCCAAACAATAATAGATTATGATTTTATAGTAAAAATACAAGAAAAATATAAAATATTTAATTTAATACAATTTATTGATAATAGAAATAAACGAATGAATTTTGAAAGAGTTTTTTCAGTTTTGTGTAATTTATGTGATAGTGATTTATATGAAAGGGAATCTATATATGGAGATATACATAATTATATGGAGTGGGGTTATGATTATGAAAAATATATAAAAGATAGGGATAAAGATATTTTAGATAATTATGATTTAATTAAAATCTGGAACGGCAGATAAATAATTTTTAAAATTTTTAAAAAATTTATTTTTATTTTTATTTATAAAGTTTTCTTTAATTTCAATTGTTTTGTTAATAATATTTAATGTATTATCAAAATCATTTATAATATTTTCAATTTTATTATATAAACTTTCTTTTTTTATTACTCCTCTATTTATTAAACATTCTGTATTTTCATATACTTTATCATGATAACATTCAATTAACCAACCATTATAATTATTTATTATAATTTCATTATTTGGTGTCCAATCTAAAGTAACAATTGGAATACCCATGTATAAAGCTTCATAAAATCCAATTCCTAAACCTTCTTGCCCTCCCAAATGTATATAAATATCATTTTCAAATAAATTAGATAAATTATCTTGATAAGAATAATTTTGTATTTTTTTATTAATATTTGGATGTTCTAAGTTAAGTTGTTGTGGAATTTCTACACCTTGAATTAATATATTTAATTTTACATGATTCATATTTTTTTTTTTAAATAAATCATAAAATACATCAAATATTATATCTATATTTTTTCTTGAAATTGAATTTAAACCACCCGAGCATACAAAATTTAATTCTTTATTTGTTTTTATTTTTTTTTTATTTTTCTCAAAAAATGTATTTTCTAAATGAAAGCCCAAATAAGAACATTTATTATTAATTAAATTATTCATTATAAAATATGAGTTAAAATTATTACATAATATTTTATCAAATAAATAATGATAATTAATCTCACTAATTTTAATACATTCTATATTTACTATTAAATAAGTATATATATTTAACATTTTAAATAATGAAACTATTTTAAAAATAGGCTCAAAAGTAGCTTCTAATATAATTATTCTATCAATATTATTATCATGTAAAAAATTTAACATCTCAAAATAATCAATATGCTCTCTAATATTCGGACTATAATAAATATTTTCATATTCCCATTCTTTTTTATTATTTTGTAAATAATTATTTGAACTACTTGCATGATATGGCCGAAACGCAAATATATGTGGATTATATCCCAAATTACGTAATGATATATAATAACTTCTTGCTTGAATACCTAAACCTTGGTCTGCCCATGGTGCTATGATACCAATATTTTTTTTATTAGATTTATATTTACAAATTTTAGCTTCTTGTAAAGTTTCAGATATTTTATTTTTGATTTTATTTTCATAGTTTGTAATTTTTTTTAATTTCTCATTTTGATTTTGAATAATTTTAAAATTATATAATTTTTCAATTTCATTTTTCCACGATTCATAATTACTATTATTATCTAAAAATATGGCATAATTTTTTAATAAATATTTTAAATTTCCTGATTTAGTACTTATAACAGGAATATTATTCATTTGTGCTTCATAAGCTACTCTACAAAATGTTTCATCGCATAATGATGGTATAAGTATAATTTTACTTTTTTGATACATATCTTTTACATTTTGTTTTTCAGTATATAAGACATTTATGTTATTTGAATTATTTCGTATTTTAATTAATTCTTTTATTTCACTTAAATTTATTTTATCATCATATTCTGTATAAATAAATAAAAATGGAATATTTATATTTGTCTTTTCCAATAAATATTTTATTAAAAATCCACCTTTATTATAATGACAATTCAATAAAGTCACATAATAATTTTTTCTATCTTCAACATAATAATCATCTTTCAAACTAATTGTTTCAATTACATTTATTTTTTTCTGAAAAAATTTAAAAATTACATCATTTACAAAATCTGATGCTGCATAAGGATAACTATATTTCATAATTTCCTCAAATGAATTATCTTTACTAATTTCACTATTTCCTAATATATTAATATTATTATGTACTTCTCGAATAATATTATTCCAAAAACAAAATCCTGTAATAAATGGTAAATTTAATACATTTGCTATTTTCATAAACTCTAATCTTTTTATTCCTTGATGATTAATTAAACATGGATTAATTATTCTTATAATTTTTACAATCTCTATTAAATTAAATGGCATTTGAATAATTTTTACATAATTCAAATCAATAAAATTATTTTTTACAAATCCTTTTCCTGAAAAACCATCGCTAAAACAAATGATATAACAATTATAATTTAAGTCATGAAATATTTTGGACATATTTAATAACCAGTTTTCACCTCCACCAAAAGGCGGATATCCCCACTCAGACAATGTAATTATACTTTTTTTTTCACGATTTATTTGAATATTACTTTTAATATCAAACTTGTAAAATTTAGTAATTAAATTTTCTTTATTTATAAAGTAATTATTTTTATATAATTTGTAATTATTTTTATCAAGATATTTTGTATTATATTTATATAAATTATAAAAAAAATTTTCATTTTTGTTATAGTTAAAATCAAAGTTATTATCAAAATAATAATTATTACTATTATTATGATTATTATAATATTCTAAACTATAAAAATAACCATCTACAAATTTATAAATATCCTTATTACTTATATTTACTGTATCAATTTCCTCATATTCATTATATATATCATATTCAAAATTATCATCATCATCATTATATGTGTTTTTTTTATTTTTTTTATTTTTTTTTTTATATTTAGATTAATCTTTAAAATCTTTATATTTAAATTTTTTTAATAAATATTTAAATTCAATATATTCATTATTAACTAAATAAAACTGGTCATTCGTATTATCATTCCAATTAATTATTAATTTTTTATCTTGTAATTTATACGTACCATTTTTATTAATAATAGATTTATTATAAATTTTATTTTTAAATTTAATACATTCATTGGATATATCTTTATAAATAAGATGAATTATTTCTGTATTATCTTTATCAAAATCTATATTTTTGTCAATATAAATATTTTTAAATTTTGTAAAAACATTATTTCCATCCCAATTATCCCATTTAATAATTAAATCATTCTCATTATAATAATAATATCCTTTTTCATTTTCTACATTTTTTCTTTCAATAAAATTCTTTTCATATAATATACATAAATCATTCCATTCATTATGAATAAATAAGAACTCCATAATTAATCTTAATAATAATTATTTTTTAAGTAACCTAATTTACTAAAATATTTTCAAATTCAATAGCCATTTTTTCATTTGGATGTTCAAATGATTGCTCATTATATGGATAATATGTTATATCTTCAATTGAATTAGAATTATTATTATAAACGGCTTTATATGTATTATAATTTTTATCTTGGTAAATATAATTATCTAAATCAGGATTGGCTCTTATATTATCATTTTCATCTCTCATTTTAATGCGTTTAAATTCATTATCATTTAAATATTGAGTTACATCTTCAGGATATTCTTTTTGATACACATGTATTTGCTCATGTACTAATGTTTTCATAATTTTTATAGTACTTGAAAATTCTATTTTATTTTTATTTAATATTATAATATTACTTCTTGTATGTGGTAATCCATTTTCATATTCATTATTACAAATAAAACCAATATTCCACTTTAAATTTAAAAATTTTGTTAAATTAATTCCATTATAAACATTATTTGTTAATTGATAATTACTTATTTTTAATTTTATTTTTGATATACATTCTGTTATCTTATTTATTATATTTTGATCTGGTTCGCATAAACTATTATTTAATTTTTCATAATATTCATTAATATTATTCACATGTCTTACTTGTAAATCTTTTTTATAAAAACTTTTAAAATAATTATCTTCATCTTTTTTTAAAATAGTATATAAATTGTTTTTTCTGTAAAATATTATATCATTATTACTAAAATATTCATTACTTAATAGATTGCTATTTACAATATAAAATAATATTAATATCAATATTATTATTATGAATAATACCATGTATTATTATAAGATAATTTATTTTATTTTAAAATACACTTAATACTGAATTTACATCCTCTGGAAATGGATGGATCTCCGTATTATACATCCTCTTAATGTAATTCAATATATTTTGCTCCTTTCGTGTAACAAAATTAATCGCAATACCCTTTCTACCATATCTTCCACTTCTTCCTATTCTATGAATATAAGTTTGTGGATATTTAGGCATATCATAATTAATTACCAAACTTACCTGTTGAATATCAATTCCTCTAGCCAACATATCAGTAGTAATTAAAATTCTTGTTGTACCATGTCTAAAATTATTCATAATAGACTCTCTATCTTTTTGAATCATATCACCATGTAATACACCAACTGAAAAATCTTTTTGTTGTAAAATATGTTGTAATTCATCTGCCTTACTCTTTTTATTACAATAAATAATTCCTTGTCCAACATTAATAAATTGATAAATATCAATTATAGCATCAAATTTATATTGTTCATCTAAATGAATGTAATATTGGTCAATACCATCCAATGTCAATTGGTCATCTTTAATTAAAATACTAATAAAATCAGGTTTTAAAATAGCATCAAATAAATTTGACATCTCCTGTGGAATAGTAGCACTTACTAATGCTACCTGAGATTCTTTAGGTACATAACTAAATATTTTTTTTACTTGTTTTCTAAATCCAGTTGATAATACATCATCTGCTTCATCTATTACAATTAATTTTATATGGTCAGTTTTAATTATCTTTTTACTTATTAAATCACATAAACGTCCTGGAGTACCAATAATAACATGATTTGTAATTTCATCCGATGTATATTTATATTGCATATCTCCACCTATACATAATTTACATTTAATATTTGTAAAATTAGCCAATGCTTCATATACTTTAACTGTTTGTAATGCTAATTCTCTTGTATTACAAATAACAATTGATTGTGGATTATTATTCGCAGCATCAATTTGTGACAATAAACCAATTAAAAATGTAGCTGTTTTACCAGTTCCTGAATGAGATTGTATAACAATATCTTTCCCATCCATTAATGGTTTAATCGCTAATCTTTGAATAGGTGATAATCTTTCAAAACCATAAGCAAAAATACCTTTCAAAATATCATCATTAATATTTAATTCTGGATCATCAAATGTATTATAATAATTTAATTTATGACTACAAATATAATTCTCAAATACTTCACTATGACTTTCTTCATTAACTTTAAAATTATTTTCTTCTATATTTTCATTTTCATTTTCATTTTGTAATTGTTTTTCTTCTATAAAATCAGACATATATTTCATATATAAAATTAATTTTAAATCAAAATTAATTTTTATAAAATAATTTTTTAAAAAAAAAATAAATATATATATTTAACCACAAACGTCATATTGATATAATGGTTTTGTAAAGTTTCCACATGTATTAGAATCAAGTTTAGGACAAGGTTCTTGTTTTTCATAAGGATTCATATCATTGATTTTAGGTTTAGTAACTGATGGTCTGTGATTATCTCTAAATACAGTTCGTGTTGCTGTTAAGTACTCACCTGGAAACATACATTGTTCTTGTGGGTCAAATAATAAAGGATTAAATCTATTGATACCAGTTCCCCTTAAATTTGAATTTGGATTACTTAGCCTAGTATCTTCAGTTTCGAAAAAGCAATTTTCAAAATTAGTTAAATTATTATCATTTGGGCGATTCCAAGGATTTCTTAAATCATTATTATTATTAGTACATTTTTGAATAACACCAGCACCACATGGCTCACCTTGGATTGAGCAATTATTAGGAGCACAATCAGGTGAAAATTTATTTGATGGGCAAGAAGAAGCACGTCTATTAATATTAAATAAATCGGATTCTACATCAACAGGACCTGCATAGAATCTCCAATCTACATTACTATTCATAGAATCTCCAACTTTTTGGTTAATAATTCTTGGGTTATCATTCCAACATAATTTACAATCTCTAGGTGTATTATACATATAATTACCTGGACCTGTACTTTCTTCATTATATCTTTTAGTTTCACAATCATCGTACTTTAGTCTATTAAAACTCATATATATATATTATTAGATATTATTTATAAGAATTTTTTTTTTAATTTATCATTAATTATAAATTAATTAAATTTAATTAATTTCAGAATTAATAAAAAAAATATTTCTATATATTAATTATACAATGAGTTCTAATCGCTTAATTTACGATTCATGTGCTTACAAAAAAAATTTACAACAATCAACTGATCCATTACAATATGCTTTATATACTGGGAAATACGAAAATACTGCTAAATGTAGAATTGAATTAGGAAGTGTAGGAGGAAATGGTGTTTCTTTATTTAATGGAAATTTAGTAGATTTAGAAAGTGACTTAAGAGGTCAAACTCGTCTAACTTCTTTATGCCCATGTGACAAATACAGTCCTAAATGTAGCAATCCTAATTGTAACAATAATAATAGAGGAATTCCATGCAGTAGTCCTGAATGTCAAATTCCATTAAAACATCAACCTTCGTGTCAAATGGTAAATTATCCTAAAGTACCTATGCCAACACAACCTATGGATACTAAATGTGATTATTCTAAATTTCATTAATTTTTTGGTATAAAATTAAAAACTAAGAAATAATTAATAGAATTTTTTTGTATTAATTTTCTATGAAATCCATTTTGATAGCTAATTAATACATCACCTATATTTCCATAAAAATTTTTTATTTGATTATTAGAAAATTTCTTTACTTTATGTGTTTCTTCTATAAAACTTAATCCACCACCAAATTCTTCTTTTATATCATTCATGAATATAGTAAATTTTATACATTCATCATTATCATAGTGATAATTATTAGGATTAAGTACATTATTACAAACTTGATAATTTACTCTAAGTAATTTCCAATCTTTATTTGTAGTTTTTTTTAATATAGATAGAATTACTTCTAAATTAATTATTTTATTTATTGTATATAATAATTTATTTACATTAAAAATATCAATCATTCCAACATCTGTCACTCTATTATGTCCTAATCGATTATCTATTACAGGAATATAATAATATTGTTGTTTATGAAAACTATTTAATATATTATAAGTATTATTTACATAATATAATCCTTTATTTACATCCTCTTTTTTGTTTAATTCTTCTTGAACATTATTTTCTATATAAAAATTAAAAAAATCTTTATTAATCTCATTTAATTCTTCTTTTTTATAAACATTCTTTAGAAAAACATAACCTTTATTTGTTAAATCATTCATTTATTATATTTTAAATTATGCTTTAAATAATTTAAATTATTCTAAAAAAATATTTATTTTTTAAATCCACATGATTTTAAATAATCAATATTATTTGTAACTACTCTTGATGACATTCCACCTCTTACCCAATATTCTGGTATAATATGTTTAGGATTTTGAATATTATTCGCAATATGTGGTACTAATGGAATAAAATTATCAGCACTAAAAGCAGCAATATTATTATTTGATTTTTTTGTTCTTGTATCTTCACCAAAATTTAATTGTGAATTTACATCAGTATATTCCATAACTCCTGAACCTTTTCCCATATATGGAGAGCCTGGAAAAACTCTTGTGCTTAATTCTTTTTTATTTTTTTTTAACATTTTACTATTTCTTAATTTGGTTGAACTGGCTATATTTGAACCATTATCAAAATTATTTTGACTGTTTAAACCTTTTGTTTCTAAATAATTTTCATTGTTTTTATTTAAAATTGAAAATTGATGTTCAAATATTTTATTATTATTTTTATTTAAAAATTCATACATACAACAATTATCATAATCACGTGTATTCATATTTAATGAAAATTTATTACTCATTAATATATCTTTAGATAAAAAATATTTTTATTTATTATATAAATTTATATTTTATGTAAAAACATTTATTTTTAATAATTATTATTATATGTTAATGGAGTAAATAAAGTTAAATTTAATTCAGCATTTGGATTACAATAACATATTCCTTTATTACTACAACAATAATGTGAAAAAATAAAATCTATATTTTCTTTATTAAAAAAATAATCTATCTTTTCTTTAAATTTTTCTTTACTCAATAAATAATTATATGGTATTTCTCCCAAATGAAATGTAGGTTGTATCCTTAATTTATGATTATTTTTATATCTAGTTATCATTTTTTCTATCTTTTTATCTATAATTATATTTTTAAAAT